TCTACCGTGCGTAAGCCTCGACCAATCATCTGCACCATGGTGGCTTTATACGAACAGGGCCGCGTCAAAATGACGCATGACACAGGCGGAGCATCAAAGCCTTCTGTCAATACAGCAACGTTTACTACAACCTGAACAATTCCACTGGTTAAGTCAGACAGGATTTGTTCGCGTTTATCTTTTGGCGTTTCCCCAGTGACTGTTTTTGCATTGATGCCGTAGTCAACAAACTCTTGGCAAAGATCTTCAGCATGTTGAACCGTTGAGCAAAAGACGATTGTTTGACGATCACCAGCCTTTGCATCCCACTCCTCAACCACACGCTGATTGATTGCGCGGCGATTCATAATGCTTTCGACTTCAGCCATATCGAAGTCTGAAATTGTCTTACGGACCTGACGCAGTTCGTCCTGCACCCCGACATCAATTACATAAGTCTTGGGGGGTACGAGAAAGCCTTCACGGATTAATGTAGAGATTTCGATCTGATGACTACAGTTCGTAAAAACGTCCCGTAAGCCCTTCTTGTCACCTCTGTTGGGTGTGGCTGTAAAGCCAACGATTTGCACCCCCTCATTGGCCTTCTTAGCGGCCTTAATGATACGTTGATATGTATCCGCAATGGTATGATGCGCTTCATCAACCACGATCAGATCAACCTTGGGCATGTTCTCCAAGTTCTTTTCGCGGGATAAAGTTTGCACCATTGCGAACACGGCATCACCAGACCAATCCTTTTGAGCAGCGTTCACTTCACTGATATTCAAAGACGGATTAACACGGTGAAATTTGTTGGAATTTTGTGAAACCAATTCGTCACGATGCTGCAAGACAAGCACATTTTGTGAACTCTTATGGCGTTTGCCAACCAGAGCGGAGAGCATGATTGTCTTTCCGGCTCCAGTTGGCGCAACGACTAAAGTGTTACCGTGCTTATCAAGTGCATCAGAAGCGTCATTGATTGCAATCTTCTGATACTCTCGCAGGATCATTGTCTAGCCCAACGTGTACCTGTGAGAGCGTGACGCTTTCTCATAGTTTTTGTAGACCTTGTATCCGGCCTTCTTGATAAGAGTTACCTCTTGATAAATAGAACCCTTGCTTTTTCCAGTGGCTTCTGCGGCCTCTGAAACTGTAACACCCTTCTTGCGTGACATAAGACGGAGTGTCTTGGCACAAAACGCAGGTACTTCTTTGTCAAGTTTAGTGGGGGACTTTACGGCCCCGGCGTCCCCCGTACCGAGTTTAGCGACCTGCGAAGGTTTGCCGCTAAGAGGTTTAAATGGCTCGCTCTGTTCACACTTGCCACTAATAAACTGCCACAATGATGTTAACGCGCCCATGATGGTGCTACCCCCTGTTGTGGTGTTGCGGGAGCAGCGGGTGCTTGCATTGGCTGTGCTGGCGGTGTCAGCGTAGCAGAGCCAGTAACAACGTTGCCACTAGAGATATACTTCTGAGAGTCGGGGGTCAAGACAGTCTTCATCTTGTTCTTGGCTGGGTAGCCATTGTTTCCCGGCTCCACACCAATCGTAAAGCAAATCTCCATGTTGTTAATCATGTTGATGCCTTGGATAGATGCGCGTTTAGCCCTAGCGTCCTCGCTTTCATCTTTGGGCGAGATTCCGAATCCACTATCGACCATCTGCTTAATCGTGTTCAGGCCAATCTTCTTGGCTTTCGACATGCCGTTGTCATCACGGGCATCACCATCAACAAAGATGTTTTGCCACACCTTGCGCTTATCGTATGGACCGCCAACGATGGTCAACTCAATGGGCAACCATTTTGCGCTAGTGGTTTTGGATTGTTTGAAGAATGTGCCTGCACCATACTCCGGCATTTCAATGTCGCCACCTTGTAGTGACACGATTGCGCGAACAATAGTTCCATCAGGCATTAGTTCAAAGTCACCGCCGCCGGAGTTTTCCATTGGTGGTACGTTATTTAGATCAAGCATTCTAGGAGTCCTCTTCTGTATTGTTAACCATTTGTGGGTTTACAAACTGCATAGCTTCTGGTCTTGGGCCAGACATCTTATCAAACAGCTTGCCAAGATGCGGCTCTTCAATTTCTTCAAGCCTGCCGCTTCTGTCTTTGGCAGGGTATCCCCACCTATTTAAAGTTGTACACACGAAAGCCCTAAACATAGTTCCATCGTCTGCTGGGATTGTCGTCATAGTAATTAACTCATCGACAATACCGGGCAACTCACGCCCTGTCTTTGCACCCTCAATCTGCAAGTCGTAACTAAGGCGTCCATATTCATCAGTCTTCTCATCAAGAATCCCGACAAAGATCACGTTCTTTTCACGAATATGCTGAAGGTGTGTTAGCCAAGCCATCATCTCACGGCCCTGCGCCCCATACACTGCACGAGTGTCTAGCTTGCCTGTGCGCTCTGATCTAGCCTCTGGCTGATTTTGATTGTGCGTGAAGCATAAACGTCCAGCCACCGTGATACTATCAATGAAGATCGTATCGTATTTCGATAACACAGCGTTTGGATCACCATACGTCTGACACACATACTCATAGTGTGACATGCTGTACGGAGAGTCCTCGCTCAACGCAGGGTTTCCCCCGCCAAGGAAGCATGCAAAGTCTCTACACTCTTGCCAAGTGCGTGGTCTAATGACATCGACTTCACATCCTTCAATGGCGGCATCACCAGCCTCTAAGTCCATGAACAATGTTTTGCTCATGTCTAGTGTACGCACCAGTGATGTTTTTCCCACACCAGACTGACCCGCGATCACAATCTTGTGACCGCGCTTTTCTGCCAGCCTCTCTTCTGCGGAAATGATTTTTAACATTAATTGCCCTCCACTTTTTTGATATCAACAGTAACGCCTTGCAGAGATACAGTGCGAGCCTCTGATAAGGACGCCTTGATTTCTGGTGGAGCGTTCTGAAACTTGGCCTCTGCAACACTGTATTTAACAGTAGCAAAATGCCGTGCCGTATCTGGGTCCATGCCATTAAGAGCATTTACCAGTTCGTCTTGATCCCACTCAACACGCTTGCGGTAATCAAGAGTGACCTTGTAATCGCCACTGGTCATACTGGTCTGACCGAAGTCCTTGCCCTGTTGAGCAAGCTGCATACGGGCAGTGTCATCAAACATATCTTTGAGGGAGTTGGTCAAGATCTTCAATTCGCCTTGAAGGTCTTGGATTTTAGATTTGATCTCTTCACGCTTGTTGTAAAGCGCAGACAGATCATTTGGCATATTCATAGCGTTCATTGGACTATCCTTTCGCAGTTCGCTAAAACCATGAGAGGAAAGTAAGGCCTTGATAGTCTTATGTCAACGGTATTTTTAAAAAATTGTTTTTATTTTTTTTAGAAAGATAAATATCAATATCAAAAACCGCCTTCATCAGTTTCTTCTTTAATTTAAATTCAGGCGTTTCCACGCCTTTGGCGTCTTCAACTATTTGTGTTTCGTTTCCGTAGTCATCTACTTGACTATATCTAAAATCTGCAACGTACTTACATATCTTTATATCGTTCACTAAGATGTCATAAGGTATCTGGCGCTCCAGATTTACAATGTACCCAGCGCGTTCCATCGCTGTTAATTCGCCCCATCTTTCTGCTTCCCATTTGGAGTCAAAAGTAATGCCCATGAATGTAGTTTTTCGTGCGCCGTACTTGCTCTTGCGTTTGTGGGTGTACATGATAATATGCCTTTAACAATGGGTTGTCATGGGAAATTATAATGACTGACACAAAAAGATACAAGTCCGTTGCGGTGGATTTACCAACATATCACAAGCTGTGCAAGCTGGCTGAAGATGAGCATAGGAATGTGCGCCAACAAATTGGCAAGCTAACGGCTGACGCATTTGATAGCAAGTATTCCGATAAGGGGATTGGCTCTGCGGTCAAGCTGAAGGATGCTGTGTAAGTACATTCTGGTGCTAGTAACTTTGGTTAGCCCCACAGAACACTATGTAACGCCGCTCACAGACGCTGATAGCGTGGAAGATTGCTATCAGAAATCCATTCTTGTAGATCAAGATATTGAACGGGATAGCAATCAGGAGATGCTGTGCATCAGAACGGCTTGTGAGTATAGGCTTTAGGACAGCGCTCTAATACGTTTTACCAAACGCTTGGCGCGGTTCGGCACCTGATCGTGCCAACGGCTGTCTACCATTTCATCCGCCGCCTTGTTCCAGTCACGAGCGTCTACGCCAGCTTTCATGCCTTTAAACTTAGACAGGCGTGGTCTACCCATATTAAACATCATATTGGCAATGACTAGCTGTGCCTCTTCTGGTAGATCATCAAAGTCGTCATATAGAACCTTGCAGTCCTCTATGGTCACAGCGATGTCTAAGTTAAAGCGCTGACGCACACGCTCTTCATCTACAGGTGTGCCAACAGGCTGTCCACACTCAGGGTCACCGTCTTTAATCAACGCTCCAATTCCGAACGTGGGTAGACCAAGATGATCCAAATAAATTTCAAACTTACAGCCCTCGTCCTCTGCAAGCTCTTCACGCAATTGATCTGTGTTCATTATGGTCCTGTTCCCAACAGTGTAGCAGTTGCAGGGTTAATCCCTAGCGTTTGCGCTACGGCAGGATTTTGCGCTGCCTGTTGTCTAATGCTTGATGTGTTGCCAGCGGCAGCTATGTTAGGGCCAAGCGGTTGCGTAGGGTCAACTTGACCAATGCCAGACGCTGGAGCTGGTGTTAATGAAGGTGAATTTTCAATTAAATTAGATATTTGTCTTTCAGCTTCTCTAGTTCCCTCTTCAGCAACCTGACCCGGAGTTTGTACAAGGGCAGCAGCCAAGACTTTCCCAAAAGTGGCTGCTTTTTCTTTAGTAGACAATCCTTTAGAAAGTCTTTCATAATCTTTCAAAACTCTTCTGTAAGTAAATCTTGAGCTTAAAAGATTTCCTATCACACCAAATCGAAGAATTGCACCAATATTTTGCAAAGGAGATGCGGCAATGTTAGCCGCAACAAGATCACCACCGTTTACACCTCTAGTGTTAAAGGTGAGAACTTTTGCAAACTTAGCCATATCATCGCCCATTTCTTTGCCAAACACAGCTTGAAGCTTCCCTCCTTCAGCCGCTTTTGACAAAGTGTTGGCAAACTTTTTTAGAGAATCACCTTTGATCATTACGTCTGACCCAAAGTCATCCAAAATATTTTGCATATATATTGATTTGATTTGTTCTCTTTGAGTGTCATCCAATACATTCATAATAGACGATATTTCACTAGCACTCGCTTTTGGCGCTGTGACAAAACCAACAACCTCATCTACACTGTCATCAAATTGACCAGAAGCAATCCGTTTAAATATTGAATTTCTTTTAGCTGTAAAAGCATCGCTCTGTGCTTTTGCTAGGTTACGCATAGTATCAACAAGAGCATCAGGAGCCTGATTACCCACCAAAGCTGCCAGTGAACGCTCTACATCAACTGCTTGCTTTGTTCCTGCCATAGTTGTTTGTCTAATTTGATTAGAAAGATTTTTTATCTTACCATAATCATCGCCAAATAATACTTTGCCCGTTTCTCCTAAATCATCAATCGCATTGGAAAATGCAGATCCTTTAAATGTAAGTGGGTCATCTGCTTTAGTCCCAGCCGCCGATATAGCATCACGCAAATATTCAGATGCAAGCTTTCTTCTAAATTGATTGGCTGCATCTCCACCCATATTTTTTCGCACAACATCTATTGATTTGCGTAAAGATTCTGGTTGGCCCTTTTTTATGATTTGTTTCATGAAATCAACGTTAGGGGGTATCTCTCCTTTTCTTGCAAATGTTTGAAGATCTTTGATACCTGTAGCTGCCTGCATTTTTTCAATAGCGGTTTGACCTTGACGGAAAAATGCTTTCGCGCCGGGAAGTTCGTCTGCGGCTTTCCTAAGAATTGAAAGATTATCTTCAGTTAAATCCATGCCAGCGGCCCTAGATACTGTTACGGCGTCTTCTATAGCTGTAGGGCTTAACAAATCATCAACTAAGTTCACGGCATCATCTAAAAGTTTTCCGCCACCAGTTCCAGCAAAAGAAAATTTAGCGTCAAAAAGTTCTCTTCTTAAAGCGTATATTTGTGCAAAAGATGATTTTTCACCTAAAGCACCAATACCATTAATGATAGCTTGAGCCGCCGCTGCCTCAGATTGAGATTTTGGTGACAGACCGCCAGCAGCTATTGCCGCCTTAAATCTTTCTTGTAAAAGTTTTGCTTTTTCTTTTATGGCAGAACCTTTTCCAGTTTTAATAATTTTAGATGAGCCAATTACAGAATTTATTGCTTCATCTATGCTTGAAAATTTCGTTGCCGATATTTCATCAAAATTCTTTAATGATTGAGCTATTGTTGAAAAAACGTTTTGATTAATCTGCTCATCTTTTACAGCAGCAGCGCCCATATCAACCGCTAATTGATCAAAAGTTGAGATGACGGACTCTTTAGCTTCCATTTCAGCTTGTTTTAAGGCTGCATTTTTTGAAGCGATACTGGCTACCAAAGATTGCCCAGCTTCCCTTTCAGTAACTGAACCAACAGGAACACCTATTTCATCTTTGTATTTGTTTATCTTGTTGATCATTGAATTATAATTTTGTTTTAATCTTTTTGACCCACCAAAAATTGTCTCTCCTATTTTTTGCTGCCTAGCAACAAGAGGGGATCCTCCAATTGCACCAATTGACGGATCAATGCCAAAATCCTTTATTGACTGACCAGCTAGAATAATATCTTCATCAGGGAGTTGCTGACCTTTTAGCCCCCTAAAGAATGGAGCGACTATTCTAATAGCACCGCCAATAGCAAACTCTGATCCAGCGCCGATCAAAAAGTTTACTTTAGCATCATTAGCTATTTCTTGAGCGGTTTGCCGAGAAACTCCAGATAATATTTCCACACCTTCTTCTACTAAATCGCCTGTTGCCGTTCCTACGCCAGCACCAAGAACACCGCCTATGAATGTTCCTATACCGGGAAGAATAGCTGTGCCTAATGCTGCACCGCCTAACGTGCCAGCAACACCTCCACCTATATCACCAATGAAAGTTGTAAGATCAGATGTTATATCGCTCATAGAAAAGCCTTCTTCATCAATCAATGTTGGCTTTTCTAAATCTAATCCAAGCTTGACTCCGCCTTGTGGAGTAATAGCTAACCTACCGCGATTATCACGAGTGTAATCACCTTCGCCAAGACCGCGTTTTTGCAGGCTGGCCTCTTGTTCAGCTTCATCGTCTGCTAAAGACAACCCTGACCTTAACCCAAAATCTTGAATACCAGTTTTAGTGTCGAACAATTGTTCTTGTTGTGGTGCAGCAGATTTGAGTTGATCTGTTTTAGGCCCACTACGAGATTGAATGAGTTTGGCTAACTTTAGTTCTTCCTCAATGGTAGGCTGATCACCCGCAATGTTTACAAAAAAACTTTCATTAGGGAGATTTATTTTTATTTTTCCCAAAACTCATCTCCTATTGCGTTAGGTCAAAAGTCATGAACCCATCACTATCTGTGGTAAAGTTAAAGGCGTCTTGAGGCTTGCCAAATTTACTGTAGTAAGAATTATTTATTGCGTTAGTAACAGCTCTTCTGGTCAATTCGTATTCTTCCGGAGTCTGATACCTATCTTTATTGTCTAGCAATTTTAAACTTTCATTAATCTTGCTTTCTGCTGATATGAATATTTGTTTGGCTTCCCTAATTCTATTCAAGGCGTCTTGCGGGTCAGTGCCAAAGTTAATCCCGCCCAAAAGCTTATCAATCTTTTGAATGTCAACGTTTGAAATTCCATTACCAGTTTCTTGAGTAAGGAATCTTTTAAACTGAGATATTATCCTATCTCTAATAGCATCTGCTTCTGCTATTGGTCTTACTTTTTTATCACCTGTATAATTGCCTTTATCATCAAACTGAGGAACTAACCCTACATCATATCCAAGTGATCCGGTAAACCCTTGATAAATTTCATAAAGTTTTTGACCGCTAATTCCGCCCTTACCCTGTCCTGCTTGTGCCGCAGCTATAATCCTGCTTTCTAAATCGTTCATACCATTCAGGCCATCTCTAACGTCAGCTAATGCAGAACCAATTCCTGTCGCTTGTTCCGCTGGGTACAGATAAACAGGTCTTCCGTTCTTTTCTTTAATTCCTAAAGTAAGCTTTAAGTTAGGCTTGTTATCTAAAGGAGTAAGATCTTTAACGTTTCCTACTTTAAAGTTATCTTCGTTTAATTCAGCCTCTGCTTTAATAACCTCAAGATTTAAGTCATAGCCGTATTTTAAAGTTTCCAATTCTTGCTGTGCTATTTTTTTCTTGTCAAAATCTTCAATCGCTTCAATTCTAGCCCTTTGTTGATCCAGAACTCTATCTCTACGACCAATTAAATACTTTCTAGCTTCATCAAGAGATTTTGTTCGTAGAGAAGTAGCCTCTTTAGTCGCATCAAGAGCATATT